CTCTAAAATTATCTTGATTATAAACAGTGCCCTTAGTGCTATATTTGTTAGCCTTTCCAGCTCCCAAAGATTGACCAATTCCAGTTCCTAAACTCTTACCAATAGCCGCTCCAGCAGACCCGCCAATGGCCCCACCTAATAAACTTCCCCCAAATCCAAGAACACTACCCCAAAAACCACCTTTCTTCTGTCTTTTAGCCTCTTGCCTCTCTATACTTGCTAACCTCTTTTGATCTTTTTGTTTTTGTAGAGCTTGTCTAAATATAGCAGCGCCCGAACTATCAGGCTGACCACCCTGTAACATATTCAATAAGCCAGTAGATGCACCCATATAGTAATTGTGATTAGGGCCTGAGAATTTTGGTTCATATCCCTGTGATTGACTAGATTTATAATCCATAATAAAATTCCTTTGAATTTAATAAAAAAACATTATATTAAAACATATCAATAATAATTTATATAACAATATTAAATAGCCAGACTGTAGTAACTCTAGAGTGATTTGGTGTATTGGTAGGGTCTATTGAAACTGCTACAACGTCTCCCTTATTAAAAAAAGAGGTCGATGTAAAATCAAAAGTATAACTCGTATCATCTACAGCCATGTTTACAGTCACTGCTTCAGTTGCTGTTGTACTAGGACTTTCTGTCCCGTCAGATGCTTTATGAAACCCTATTACTGTACTACCCAGAGCTTCCTGAGATCTTGCAACAACTTTTAATAATTTACCACTATAAGGAGCTATAAGATTATTATAATAAAGAACAGAAGAAGCCTCACTTACTGAGCTCCAAGGAAGATAAACCTTCCCAACTCCACTAGCATCAAATGGATGATAAAACATCATAACTTGATTACCAGATATATTACCACTAACATTTAAATCCTTACCTACATTTAAGTTTCGATTAACTTTAAAGCTATCATCAGTATCCATGTAGGAAGTCCACAATCTACCTCGCTCTTTTCTATATCTCTTCAACCTATTAGATTTAGATATATAAATTACTTCTTGTCCTTCTCTAAGTGAATTAACAGATGGTTGTGATTTAACTACCTGTATCTTATCTTGTTTAGAATTTTGTGTTCTTCTCGCTTCTCTAATCATTAAGTAGCTCTTTTATGTATTTCTCTATATTCAACACTGATATCATTTATTTCTATCTTCCTAGTGTTCGCACCTGTACTTAACTGTATTGATATTTTTGTACAGGATATAGGCGAACTAGGAGTCAACTTTACTGTTTTGTAATCAGATGCATTCGTTGCTACTGTGCCATTTAAATCATGGTTAGTACCAGCCTCTTCTTCTACCAATGAAAAATACCCTGTTAATGCACCGTCTGATTTATAAGTTACATACACTGCATAAACTTTTTTTACCTTAGCTGAATTACCAAAATCTAAATCTTTTGTCATAAATCTTACGTATGCTACCGATTGAAAATCTCTATATAACTTATAAAGCCTAGTAGATGAACTAGCAATAGTACCAACTAAAGCATTTGAACTTTCAGAAAAATTAGTATGTACTACATTTGTAATACTATCAAATGCAAAATCTCTTAAATATGTAAAATTACCTTTTTTAAAATCATACATATAGGCATCTCCATCGCTAGAACAATTCTTCACTACATATGCCAAACTAGTAGCTTCATCATAAATAATCATTGAGTTTGTAGTTACAAAACTATACCAAGTGTCGTCATCTATTTTATTCTCAGATAAATCTATTATTTGAGAACCATTATAAAAATACAAACCTTGTTTATTTACCCAGACTACACCATACTGAGTTTTAGCAACTGCACCATGAAAACCTACACCCATATAATTCTTACTATCTTCTAAGAACCAGTTGGTATCACTTGGACTAGATATATTTATAATATCTAAACTATATTGTTTGTATGCTAATATTCTATCTGCAAACGACTCTATTGCTATATAGTAATCCGCATCTCCTTTAGCTGCTTCTATAAAATTAAACGATGGGAAAGTATCATATCTATTTGGCATAGAATACATAATCCTATCAGGATAATTTTTTATTGTAGAATCTGATTTAGAAGCACCAGACTCTTCATCTTTCATTGATACATTACATATAAATACCCTATTATTTGAAACCGTAGAATCTTTCCAAAATTCACCTTGATCGCCTAAAGCATTACTAAATATACTAGCTGAGAATCCATTAATAGTTTCATAAGTAATAAAATTTAAATCCTTTATAATAAAATTATCTGAAGCCGTACCAGTTGGGCAGCTGTAAGTAGAACTTCCCCTATCAAGCCAATCGGTATAATCATCAAATAAATTAGTCCTACATCCTTTTGTAAGATTAATATCCACCAGTAATAAATATTCTGAGTCTGAATCTTTTTCCTTTATATATATTCTACCTCCTGATATTCTTGGGTCAAAAGGTGCTGTGACTCCAACATTAACAGAAAAAGCCTTAAAATCATCAGCATCATCTACTGTAACCTCAGTGCTGTAGTCAGTAAGTAAACTTTCTTGATTGTCATCATAAATAAGACTTTGTGCAAATATATAGTCACCAGATCTAATTAGACCTTCTGTGCTTGTATTTGTAGATATGTTAAAATCAAACCCGTTACCAGCTGTTGCAAATGTCGATACAGCAGGTGTAGTTGCACCATCTACACAATCACCATTAGTTGGCTTTGCTAAATCATTATCTTTAGCAAAATACCCCATGTAGGAATTAACTTGATCTAAGGTTGAAACACCACCCGGGAAATGCCTCTTCTGTACCCACCCGTACCACTGCACCTTACAATCATTGTTATCAGCAGTGTCAAAACATCTAATTGAATCATCTATTTTATGGTATAATACCTTAGAATTTATGCCAGAAGCAGAAGACCTAAGCGTAATACTATCTTGTTCCCAATTATTCACAGAAGCAACAATAAGAACAGCAGTATTAGAAGTTCCTGCGTGAGGATCTGTAAAAGTTATTTCCTCATCAACCACATAGCCAGTACCAACATCGGTTATTGTAAATGTAGGGTCACCCGAACCGTCTGTAGCTATATCACAAGTTAATCCAGAACCTGAGCCATTAGATGTCCCGGTCACGCTTGTATGACTTTGACTTGCCTCCCAAGCTCCCCCTACTACTGATGGTGTTAGATCATCTACTGTTAAAATGGTATTATCTGTAGAGTATGTATCTATTTTATGTTCATCAGGATGAGCAAGTAGTAATACTTTATCACCACTCGCAAAACCTTTTATATTTAAACAAAATCTAGTAGATGTAAAATCCCCTATTCCCCTAGCTAGTATTTCACGATCTACAATAATATCATTACTAGCAACACCTACAACTGTATAGATACCTTGAGCACTAGAATGTAATTTACCAGCAGCGAAGCTCCTAGAAGATGTTGAAACACCAGATATTAATATTCTAGTCCCAACAGGAAAATAATCTCCTAAATTAGTAGCGGTACCGCTAACTTTTAAATTTAATCTTTTATTATCCCCAGCACTCAATCTCTCTGTGCCATCCGATTCTAATAAGTCAAATCCATTATTAGAATCCATAGTGCCACTATCATATTCTACAGTAACGCTATTTCTAACATAATCTGTTTCAAAGTATCCTAATCCATAACCAGCTTCTATATGGTCTATGTGAGATGTGTCATAAGCAGATAATAAATTATTTGTATTATCCCTCATATTAAATGCACCACCAATCGCACCCTGCTTGGTAAAGGTTAGATTAGTAACATCAAACACCTCATTATCCGCTATGTCAGATTGTTCTTTTAGATTATTCAATCCTCCTGAAAAATCTTTTAACTGGTGTATCCTTTTTGGCATTTATTTTTCCCACAGTTTCCACTTGCTTTGAATAACAGCCTTACCAATGTCGAGGGCTTCTTTCATAATCAAATCTTTTTCAGACTTGCTTAATTTATTGTCCTTATATCCAGCTTCTAATGCCTTAACTAAATCTCCAATCTCTTTTACTATCTGTCTGTTCTTAGCAGTAACTGTGGTTGCGTATCCAGCTACGATAAGACCAATTAAGTAAAAGAAATTAGACCAACTTACCCAATCACTTATAAAGTCCATTTATCTCTCCTTTTATTTGTTTTAAAGATTCTTTCATTTCTTCTATTTCAGCAGTAATCACATCTAACTTATATGCAATTAAATTTCTATCAGCAGCTAATTCCCTAGTATCTGCTTTTAATTCTAAATCTTTTTTTAAGGCGTTAACATCATACTGCATAAATCCAAATGCGAGTACAATAGCACATATAATTGTTGCTAATGCTATCATATTATCTATTGATATAGTTGTATTCAACTTCATTAACTTTTTCCATTCAACCTACTAATTACGCCCTTTATTTCTGATACTTGATTATCTAAGTCATTAATTTCTTTTGTAATACTATCAAACTTTCTATCAAGCTTATCATCGGATTGATTCCATCTGTTAATTAACTTAATGATCATTCCTTCCATGTTTTCTAAAGTTTCTGATTGACCTCTATTTTCAGTCTTTAATCCCTGTAATGACTCAGCTTGTTCATCTGCTCTTTGAGACTGCTTAAAATATCCGTAAAAAAAAGCTGCACACACCAGTCCTATTGCTCCATATTCAGCATACAACCCTATAAAATCTTCCATATTAGCTCGCTATTATAATTATCCACACTATTAAAAATACTAAATCTATGCAACATAAATCCATCACTCTTCTTCTTCTGATTGTTTACAATCATCACAAATAGCATTTAATGCTTGCTGTACTGGTTTATCACACAGCATACAATGAAATGGCATTGGCATTATTTTTTCCTCATTGTTAAATCAATATAAACTTTTAAATCAGATTTAATTTCTGCGTTCCACTTTTTTAACTTGCCTAATTCATCCATAATTATATCTAATCTATGTTGTAAGTTCTCATGTTTCTCATCAAATCTTTTTAAAGTATCTTCTACTTTTTCTTTTAAAATAAATCTTACCACGCTATATAAAGCAAAAGCTAATCCAATACTAATAGCAACTGGGAATCCTAATTCCTGCACTAATGTTATGACTTCAGAAGTCATTTCTTCTTCCGCTTCCAACTAAAAGGATTTAGGTTAAGTTCTTTCTCAAAGAAAGATATACGTTCTTCCATTTCTTCTCTTGTTTTCTGTTCTTCTATCATATGTTTATTGACAAGCTCTTCAATGCTGGTAGAAGCGAGTTCCATTCCTCGCTCAAGCTCTGCAATTCTGTTCGTAATCTGTAAGTATCCATACACAATACCAGCGATAGCCACAAACAACTGACCAAGCCACTTGATGTTAATATGGATGGAAAAATTATCATCAATAATTCCCGTCCTGTAACTGCGTGCTGTCTTTGGCTTCTCACTCATAACTCCAATCCACCAACAGACCATCCACCATCGCAAGCAGTAAAACTAAGAATAACCATAAGTATCCAAAGCATTAATAGTAACCATCCACCAAGTAATATTTTTTCATTTTTCTTCACAGTACCACCGGTCACATTGGTTTTCCATACTAACCTCTATAGGCTATTAATGCTGCTGTTGAGTCAGTATGATTTATTATACCACTAAAATTTCCATACAAGATATCACCCGGAATTAAAAAGAGATCAGCACTTGTATGAGAATCACCAACATTAGAACTCACCTTAATCTTACAGTATGTAGCAGCGGGACTAGAAGCCGTTAAAGAAATAGCCTGTAATGCTACCCAATTACCAGAGTCAGGAGTCTGTGTATTTGTATCATGTTCAGCAACAACATCAAATCCATTCTGACCCAACTGAAGATTAAGTGCTTCTGCAGTTGTATATTTATTAATTTCCCTCATATCATTTCCTATTACGTTATTACGGTAGCAACACCATTTATTAAAGTGTGCTTACCAGCTTTAATTTTTCCAATCGTATCTGAATGTTCTTTTTTACACTCATCATCATAACTGGATTGAGCAGTAATCCATGAGTTTGACCTCTTGACTACTGCCCCATCACTTGTCACAATATAACTCTTGTTCTGTGCATCAAAAGAAACTGTCTCATCATCACTAAATTTATATGACACATTCTCTTTAGTTCTTGGTTTAAAGATATAGATCTTATGACCTTTGGTACACTTCCGAACAAGCATTATGCCTCTGCTTCAGCCTCTTCAGCTTCAAGAGATTCCCTCAGTTTGTTGATGAATGCTTCCTTACCAACTTCTAACTGATCACGCATAAACTGATTAGTATTAATCTTGCTTTGCATATCGTTAATGTGGTTTAATAGCATTTTCTCATCATCAGTCATCTCATCAATGACATACTCTTTTTCATCAAGAGTGAGAACTGCGGGCTTTTCTTTTTCTTTTTTAGCCATTTTGTACTCCTATGTTGTTATTGTTTAAAGTGCTTTTAAATCTTTTTCTAGTTCTTCCATATCAGCTTGTTCATCTTGCAGTGATTTAATATCAGCTTTTACACGACTGATATCACTAGCAAGACTACCTAAGTCATAAGACTTAACTGAATCATCTAGTGCTTTACCACTACTTGGGTCAAACTGCTTTTTAACTAGCTGTAATTCATTGTGTGATTCTTCAGCTTCAGCTTCTCTAACAACTTTTCCATCGTCATCTTTGACTTCAGAAACAGCTGCTCGGTCAACTACTTTAGTTTTCTTTACAGACCAGCTTTTAGCAGTTTTCATTGCTTTATAGTTTTTCATTTACTTGTCCTCTAATTGTTGCTTGAGTTGTTTTACTTCAGCAGATAACTCTTGAACTGCTTTGATTAATGGCATTACCATTGTTGAATATGTTACAAGTTGTTTAGAGTTTGATTCTTCATTCCATCCACTAAATGTAGTTCCAACCTTATCCATTGCTTCTTTTACTTCTTGGGCAATTAAACCATCCCAAACCTTATTAGCTTGAGCATCTGTCCATTCAAACTCATTACCATCTCTGTCTCTACCATCATTCTGCTTTCTAATCGAATTAGGATATTTAGCAGGATTTACTTTTTTAAACTTGCGTACTTTTAATTCATTAATAAAATCAAGACCTAAATCTCCATCTATGATGTCTTTCTTAATTCTTTTATCAGAGAAAGTTGAAAAATCTACTTGTCCTTTTACTTCATCAACGCTTGTATTACCTATTGCTATATCATTAGCTGAATCTGTTGTTGCCCCATGCCCTAAAGCAGTTTGGTTATTAGCATCTACATCAAAGGCAACACTAGCTCCCAACCCTGTATTATTTGCTCCTGTTGTAATACCATCCCCAGCTAAGTAGCCTACTAATGTACATTGGTTTCCAGTACTGATAGCAAGACCAGCCTGATTTCCAACGGCAGTATTTCCACTTGTTCCTGCTGCGTCCTGAACTTTTAATGCTTGATATCCTATGGCTGTAGAAAAATTTCCTGAATTTTCAGTTAATAATGCCTCATAACCTAAAGCGGTATTTTGACCACCATCTGTTTGATCGATTAAAGCCTTATACCCTATAGCAGTATTACCTGCTCCTGAAGTAAGATATCTACCAGCTGCATAACCGATAGCTACTGTACCATCAGCAGCATCTGTCATAGCTCCACTATAACCAGCTAATGAACCTATAAATACTGTTTTATCTGCTGCAAAAGAAGCATTACCAACAGCAGAGTAACCAATTACTGTATTGTCGGATATATCAGTAGTTGTTGAATCCATTGCTTCTCTACCATATACAGTATTACCATTACCAGTGGTGAATCCCTTACCTGCACCATATCCTGTTATTGTATTATAATTACCAGTCGTAATTGCTGTTCCCGATTGATACCCGAGAGCAACATTCTCACTACCTGTCGTAAGTGCTTCTAATGCTTGATATCCGATAGCAACTGTATAATTTATCCCTGTTGTTGTACTTCCACTACCCTCTAAAGCATCTCTACCTATCGCAACACATCCTGTAACTGCTCGACTAGCTGGTACCGCGTTCATAGCATTAAATCCAATAGCAACATTACTAACTCCAGTAGTCATGGTTGCTGCTGAAGAATACCCTATAAATATATTAGAATATCCTGTAGTTAAAGAATCAGCTGAACCTGAACCAATCGCAACATTATTGTCTCCAGTAGTGATAGCTAATAATGAGTTATAACCTACTGATGTGTTATTATTATGAGAACTAGCAGCTTCACCTTTTTGAGAACCATGACCTATTGCAGTATTGGCATCTCCAGTTACATTAAATTCTAAAGATTCATATCCAACAGATGTATTATAATCCGTACTTGTAGCTGCTTTAGAACTTTCAAATCCGATAGCGGTACATTTAACTCCTGTAGTGAGAGCAGTTAATGCAGATTGACCAATAGCAACTGTACCATTTATATTAGTTGTTGTACTTCCACCGCCTTTTAATGCATCATGTCCTATAGCAACTGCTCCACTAATTGCCTGACCAGCTTGGATTGAAGCCATCGCCCAACTACCAACAGCTACACAATCAGCTGCTGTAGTAGCGGTATATAATGAATCTCTACCTATTGCTACATTATTTTCACCTTGAGTTATATCTATCCCAGCTCTACCCCCAATAAAAGTATTACTACTAGCAATGGTTTGAGCCTCACCTGCTTGAGTGCCAAGATGGACATTCCAACTCCCAGTAGTTAGTGCAGTTCCAGCCTGATAACCCACCGCAGTATTATAATCTCCATCTGTAAGAGCGTCTAAAGCATACGAACCTACAACAGTAGTTCCTTGAGCTTCCGTAATTGATGCTCCTGTATTATATCCAATAAGAACTGATTGGTTTGCATCTGCTGAGTTTATTGCAGATCCAGCATTATATCCGATTGCTACGATGTTATTCATCGTTGTTAGAGCATCACCAGCTCTCCACCCCATTATAATATTATCACTTCCTGAATTAATATTTAAACCTGCCTGATATCCCATTAAAATATTATTATCACCACCAGCAACTTTTGAACCAGCTTGAGCTCCTATAGCAATATTAGTTGCACCATCTGTTAACGCTACTAATGTTGAATAACCAAGACCAACATTACTACTACCAGTAGTTACCCCTGCTGTAACACCTCCACCTGCTGGATTTGGGTCTATTAAAACATTATTACTACCAGTTGTGAGGGCACTAGCTGCACCTTTACCGATAGCTACATTATTTGCTCCAGTAGTAAGTGCTGCTAAACTTTCATATCCTACGGCTGTATTTGAACCACCAGTGCTACTACCATCAGCACCATACATTGCGGAAGTCCCTAGAGCAGTATTATAATTCCCACTTGTATTATATAATAAAGCATTTGCACCCACTGAAACATTCGCAAGGTTGCTTCCGCTTTCCTTATTACTAGCCCTAAAACCAATAGCTGTACTATATCCGTTATTTGTACCTGATACCATTGCTTCATAACCCAAAATGGTATTATTACCGCCAGTAGTAAGTGCTAATCCTGCCTGATAACCCACCGCAGTATTTGAAACTCCTGTAGTCAGAGCTTTTAATGAATCTTTACCTATGGCAATAGCTCCATTTATTCCATTAGTAGTACCAGCTGCTCCATATAAAGCATCTCTACCAATAGCTACTGCGTATTGAACTGCATTAGTATTATCAACACCCAACATTGCACCATGTCCTACTACAACATTATTTGCACTCGCTGTATTTTGTCCTAATGCTCCTGAACCAATTAATATATTATTAGAGCCAGTCGTTAATTCATCTCCTGCACCTGAACCAACTGCAACATTATTACCACCAGTCGTAACTGCTAGTAAACTTTGATAACCTAAAGCAGTATTATTAGAATGATTTTCACCATCAGCACCCTTCATTGCTTCATATCCAACAGAAACATTACTAATACCAGTTTCATTAAAATAACTAGCAAGATTTCCTACAGCTACATTTTTATTAGCAGTAGTTCCTTTATTAGAGGCATCTGCTCCTATAGCAACATTATTGCCTCCTGTAGTAGTAGTTGTAAGTGCCTTTGAACCAACCGCTGTATTTTGGTCTGCATCTGTAATAGCATACAATGTATTATAACCTATTGCAACATTGTTTGCAGCATCATTACCTAAACCACTTGCACTAACCATAGAATTATATCCAATAGCTACATTCCATTTTGCATCATCTAGATATCTACCCGATAAAGCACCTATGTAAACATTTTGAACAGCATCTACTGTAGCTGTATCCATTTTCTCACCAGCATAATTTCCGATCACAACATTATCAGAAACACCATCTGCTAAATAAGCTGCATGATTACCTATTATAACATTGGAATATCCCGTTGTCATAGTAAAACCAGCTTCAGAACCGATAGCTACATTCCAATCTCCATCTGTAATTGCAGTAAGAGCATTAAGACCAACAGCTACATTATCAATAGCATTTTGACCATCTGAGTCCGCACTTTTCATCGCCCCTGCTCCAACGGCTACATTATGTTCACCATCGTCTAAATATCTTCCAGCATTCCAACCTAAATATGTATTGTATTCAGCATTAACAGTAGCTGTATCAGCATCAGTTCCAGCCTGATAACCAAGAATAGTATTCCCTGCTCCAGTTGTAAGAGATTTTCCTGCCTCATATCCGATTCCAATATTATCAGCACCTGTTGTAAGAGCATTAAGAGACATTTTTCCTATAGCTATAGTACCAGTTTGAGCATCTCCACTTACTAATCTTAAAGAATCAGTTCCGATAGCAATATTATGGCTTATATCTTCTGAGCCAGTTCCTAAATCTGCTCCTGATAAGGCATTTCTACCTACCGCAATATTATAATTAATATTTCCGCTAGTACCTTCATCCATATTCTGCATCGCAAGTGAACCAATAGCAATATTTCTTAATTCTCCAACACCAGCATTTTGCAATGCATATTCACCTATAGCAACATTATCTTCTCCAGTTGTTATATTTTGCAAAGTTCCAATACCTACTGCTGTATTATTAGCTCCACTTGTAATTGCAGATAGACTTGATTTACCAACAGCAGTATTACTTCCACCACTCATTGCTCCATTCGTAGCCACACCACTACCAATAAGTGTATTATTACTACTATTTGAAGATGTGCTATTTGCTACTGCGTACCCAATGTAAACATTATCGGCATATCCTGCACCTCTTCCAGCTGCTGAACCGATAACAACATTTTGGCTAGTTGTACTTAATTTATCACCAGCTAAATAACCCACTAAGGTGTTTTTATCTCCAGTTGTGATATCATTTCCTGCATCACTTCCAAAGACTGTATTGTTTATACCGCCACTTGCAATATTTGCACCAGCCAAGTTTCCAAATACTGTGTTTGTTGTATCTCCACCACTATCATTATTACCAAGACTGATGCGAGAGTTGGCATCGAGCATCATTCTTGTAGTACCACCAGTTTGGAATATTAATTCTCCATCAGAATCAGATGAATCTCTTATTGCACTTATCTGAGCTGCTAAACCTGAATCATTATAAAATCTTATATTGCCTATATTGTCACCATCTGCTGGTCTGTCTGCCTTAAAATCTAAATATGTTTGATGATTTACACTTCCTGCCTCTATTGTTACATTAGTATGCCCACTATCAGCCGATTTTATATGTAAGTCAGCAGTGGGGGTAACATTTATCCCAACATTACCTGCTGAAGTAATACGCATCTTTTCAGTAGTAGAATCATTTAACACAGTTGAGAATGCCATATATGTATCTACATTAGCACTCGTTGTGTGGTCTGCTTCCTTACCTACTGTTATCTTAGAAGTACTTGTATTAGAATCACTTCCGTTATTTAATTGTAAATATATTTCTGATGTTTCATTTGTTGAACTTGAGCCACCAGCAGTATTTTTAATCGCTAAACCAGCCATTGCTCCATCAGTTGACTTATTAATTTCTAATGGGTATCCCGGTGAGGCATCTCCAATGCCGACATTTTGTGAGGCATTTATAGTTAATGCATTTGAACCACCAGTATAAAATTGTAGAGTGTCTGCACCATTTTCTCTAATGAATGTGTTATCTCCACCATCAAAATATATTAGCTTTGTAGTTGGTAAAATTATACCTTCAGCGAATGACGCATTTCCACTAAATGTTGCATTTCCTGTAGCGTTAAAAGTGCCCTCAACTATCTCATCGTATGTAAATGAGCCACCACCTTCTACTTTAAAATCACCTGTGATAGTGATGTCACCATCTATAGTTCCGCCTTTTGAAATATCAGGAGCAGCGGTACTCCCCATTCCACCTAACATTATATCTCCACTATTCGCATTGCACCAGTGGTAGTAGAAGTAGAATTATGATTAAAGTAGATCGTACTTCCCAACCCCCTAGGTACGGTTAAAAATGTAAGTGTGTCTTTAGGTATAACCATGTCATTGGATGCATTAACATCACTACCTGAATCAGCACTAAAATTAAAATAAACTGCCACAGCTGAATATACACCAATGGTATTAGTTCCCGGTTTTAAAGAAAAATGTATTGAATTTGTTACATCAGCACTACTACCAGTTGTAGCTGCAGTAGCAACGCTCCATTCACCACCAACGGTGGTGTTTAAAGCTTCGTGTGCTCTGTATTTTTGTAGGTTTGCCATATTGTTCTCCTATTAAATTTATCTGACTTGGGGGGCAAGAACATTCCCTATTCAGATTGTTAAGTAAAATCTGCTGGAACCACTGCTCTTGATCCTCCAGTCTTACTTCTTTTCCTTGCGCCATACCGCTTAACAGCAGTATCAAATCTTTTTTCATGCTGAGCCATTAAACCCATAGAAATCTGTGCAGCATTTGGGTCTGGTGAAGTACCAGCTCTATCCATATACAAACATTTTTTAACATAATCAACAATAGCTGAATGAAATAAATTATCTATATCTGGAGTATCTGTAATTGCAGTTACTCTTTTTGGATTACCATAGTAGTGAATTAATAAACCATGAGTAACCGAATGATCCATAGCCTGATACGCCTTCCTAGATGTTCTAGTAGTGCCAGTTGATGAATAAGTTGATATTAAACCTAAATGATCACCACGAATAAAATAAAGAACTTGATCTTCTGGATATTTTAAATTACTAGCCATTAGTCACCGGGCTCCTTTATTGCACTCTCTGAAGTAATATCATACATTAATGGCTCTCCATCTAATACCCTAGGTATTTGAATGTAATCACCAGAGCTATCCATTACGTCAACACGATAAATCTTATTTATCCCCATCTTTTCACTACTTGAATCTGTAGCACTATCACCTATATTATAAAACATTTGATCAGCAACTATACTAACTTTAGCAGACTGAGACTTTTGAGAATACTCCCCAATTTCATTTATAGCATCATTTACTAATGACATTATATATGTTTCAGGTGCTTCAGGAAAAGCCTGCCTAACCCTACTTATAATCTGTTTAACTGTTAATGTGTGTATAGAATGAGACACTATTAACCACCATCATCAACTATAGCGAAAACTTGAGCTTGAATAGCACCCGAGGAGGAAACAGCATTAATGTCTTGTATCTCTGTTCCAGTAGCACCTATTCTAGCAAAAAAACATTCATTTGGCTTTATAATTATATCACCAACTGCTGTCCCCGTAGCTGTTCCAGCTCCTAAATTTATAGCCAAAGTTGCTGTTGTTGCAGTTGAACCATCAGTAGTTCCGGAATGTTTAACAAATAAAAATACTACATCATCAGTTCCTTTGACACTGGCAGTGGCACCTTCCTCTGATGCCCCTTGCCCTAAAAAATTAACTCCATCTTTTATAAGATCTTCTACTGTTGTTATTAATGTTAATGAATAAATCCATTTATTATTATCTGCTAAATCGTTTAAATCATAAACGGTTGTCCCACCAACAGATGTTTTTATTTCATCTGGTAGTAAAGATGCTGATACACTTACGGTTGCTCTATCTGCAGCCATATTAACCTCCTATTAACATTTGTAAGCCTTTATCATAATCGGCTTGTAATTTTGCTTGTTGCTTTTCCAGCCAAGTATATTCAGCTGTATCAACTGCTAGCCTTACCTGAGCTTCACTTCCATAGGCCTGCGCTATGGACAACTTTGATGAAATTTCTCCAGCGTAAGCCTGTGCAGAAGCTACATAACCTTGAGCTGATTGTAAATAAGAATTTGCAGTGCCAAGGTATCCCTGAGCTGCTTTTGCATAAGAATCAGCAACTCTTGAATATCCACCACCATTCGCTATAAATCCCTGCGCAACAGCTATTTGAGATTGAATCTGTTGAACTCTAGCAGATACCTCACCAATATAAGTCTGAGCCTCCGTAGAAGATGCATTAGCCTCAGCTATATAAGCATTTCCAACTGCAATTCTATTTTGAGATGTTTGTATAAAACTAGATGCATACTTAAGTCTTGAATCAATTTCAAGAGCATAGCTTTGTGCTGATTGTAGGTAAGCGCCTGTGGTAGCCACATAACCCTGAGCAAGATTAATATCCTGAGTAACTTCAGCTAAATAAGCATTAGCAGTATTAATATATCCCTGCACAGCATTAGACTTAGCAGAGGTAAAAGCGCCTCTAGCACTCACCTCAGCTGCATAACCTTGAGCTTGTGCAATCACAGCCTGAGCCTGTTGTAAAAATGCATTACCAGCGTTTACCCTAGCTTGAGCTTCTTGGTAATAAGACTGCTGTAACTGTATACTTGATTCAAATTCTTTTGTTTTTTGATCTAAATTTTGTTGATACTCTTGAACTTCTTTAGTTATTTGAGATTGATATGATTTAAGCTCATTAGAATACTTTTGGAGCTTACTATTATTATCAGCTATTAAATCCTCCATCTGCTTTGCAGCATTAGCAAGGCTTAGGGCCTGATCCTGACCCTTATTAAACTTATCAATATCAGTTGTTAATTGTGACTCTTGCCTATATTCTTGAGCTAAATTATTTGCATTAGAGACAGCTACTTGTAAATCGGCATTGCTTTTATCAATTGCTTCCTTGAACTCTATTTGATATACAGAATTTTCTTTATTAAACTCATTTAATTCGTTTTGTATGTCCAACTGATACTGTTGAAAGCTATCCGATTCTGTTTTTGTCCAAGCTTGATATACTGTATTAATTTCAGATTGATACTTAGAAAATTTCTGAGAATATTCTGAAACCTCTTTATTTACTTCACTCTGATAAGACCTTAACTCATTTGAGTACTTCTGTATCTTACTATTGTTATCAGCAATTAAATCTTCCATTTGTTTAGCGGCATTTGCCAAACTCAAAGCTTGGTCTTGAGCTTTATTAAATTTGTCAACATCAGTAGTCTGTTGAGATTCCTGAAGAAATTCCTTAGCCTGATTATTAGCATTGGTAATTTCAATTTGAAGATCTGCATTATATTTAGTAACAGCCTCTTGGAACTCCATCTCATAACGAGCTTTTTCCTTATTAAACTCAGCTTGTTCATTTTGTATATTAGCATTGTATTCAGATATTTGAGCTTGTATCTGCTGTATTTTTACAGAAGCTAGTTCTGGATCTTCATTTGTATCTAAATGCTCATCTATTTTTGCAAAATCTGGAGCCACTATAGGCTTTGTAAATGTAGGAGCATTACCACTTACATCAATTATAGTTATAGCAGATGCTAAATTATCTAATGTAGTTACGGCCGTAGCAGAAGCATCAGAATTAGTTGCATCTGTGTAACTAATTATACTTATTGCAGGCGCTACAGGCACCTTTGCAGATATTGAAAAATCACCGGGATCGTTATCTCCAAAAGGATTAGCATTTGATGTGTCTGCATAAAAAGCTTTAAATGCAACCCTACTAGTAAGACTAGGCTTTGTATAAGTTGGAGCACTAGAACTTACATTAATAATAGATGGTGCAGTAGCACTCGCTGTAGTAACAGCAGTTACACTAGCATCGGAATTTGAAGCATCCGTATAAGATACTGTGTTTATAGAGGGGGCTGCTGGCAGAACAGCATTTATATTTAAATCCCCTACTGATATTGCACTTGGGACAGCAGACCTAGCAGATGTAATTGGCGATGTAGCTGTTGAACTAACTTCAGCTGCAACTTCATCAAACTCATCATTTGCTAATAAAATTATTTCATCTACTTTATTAAGTTCTGTATTTATAGCAGTTAAAGCCGTTGCGAAATCACTAGAATTATCAGTTTGCGTAGCTATCTCAGCTGCTTCTGTTTTCGCTATATCTATCTCAGCCTTTGCAGTAGCAATTCTTGTATTTGCATTCCCTAGCGCTGTTGAAGCACTAGATATGGCAGATACCGCACTATCTGCTTGAGTATTTATTAAATCTAAAGCCGTATCTATTTTAGCATCATCAACCTCACCCTCAGATGCATCAGCCTCTGTTTCTGCTTTGTCAAATTCAGCATTGGCTAAACCAACGGCAGTATTAATTCTTCCTGCAGCTGTAACAATAGCAGCAGTTGCAGTATCTATAGCAGAATCTACGAGTGTTGCAGCCTCTGCCAATTCTACAGTTGCCTTATCTAGCTCAGCATTATCTAAACCAGCCTCAGCAGCCATTTTATCTATTTCTTGATTAGCAAGAGCAACCTCAGCTAACGCACTATCAGAAGATGAATTAATAATAGCAATTTCTGTATGCATATTATCCGCAATACTTAAAGTTTCATCTAACTCTGTATTGATAGCCGTTAAAGAAGTTGTAATGTCTGAATTGCCACCCTTGCTCCCTAATACATTTTGTAATGATTTTATAGATGCATATAATGGAATTAAATACTCAACCTCATCTGGGAAAGCTGATACCGCTGAATCTCCATATGCTACAGAAGGATACTGAACTTCTGAATAAACAGAAGACCCACTACTAGGAGCCACATCTAACGTATTATTTTTTATATAATATATAGGATCTGTAGTTGTTGCTGCATTCATATCTCCAGAGTCTAACGACCTACCAACTAAATTTGGAGCTATATATCTACAGGGCTGAGCTATAGTCCCATCACTTCTTGTGACATATAATATTCTTCCAGTATTTAATGTTTGGGGAGTTCCAGAAGTAAACGATTGTTCACTTGAACATAAAGCTAATAAATTTGCTGGGAGAACATTAATTATTTCTTTAGCACCATCTGTTAAAAACTGAGTTAATTCAGTTTGAGTTGGTGCACTACTAC